ATATTGTCAGTCTGATTATCATCAGAAGCACGAGTAAAAAGTCTATCAATGTATCTACACTTACTGTCATTATGCAATACAAAAAAACCACGCCAAACATCATCAACAAAAACAGTAAGAGATTGACTAGATGAATTCCAATGAAGTTCTACCGTATACCAAGTATTGTTCACAATAGCTACAACATTCGTCCAACTACCAGTACCCCAACGACATCGCATAAAACTAGCATTTCCCATAGCTATTATAAATCTAGTCGTGCCGTTTTCACTGAATTGAAAACCATCAAAAGCTTTTGTAACATCAGACACTCTGATTTTATATTTAAAAATCCCAGCAGATATTTGACTATTAATATTAAAATCCAATCTAGCTGATCCATAATTTGCAGCAAATGGTGCTCCTGAAGTTAAAGTCAGCATCTTGTCAGCACCAGCCAATACTGTGACCCCAGCTGTCCCAGTCCCAACTTCAGCACCTACCCATGGATCACACCTGCTATAGACTCCTTGCCCATCAATAACAGCAGTGTCCAAACCATCAAATATTTCCGCAATGACTGATGCTGTATTATTAGTGTTTACATCTCCATTTACTGTCCCAATCCAAGTTATTAATGAATCTGTGCACAGCATCATACGACCAACTTCAAGACCACCATAATCTATTCTTTGAGCTTCAGTTCCTCTAAGTATTTGAATCATATTATACTCCGCATATCTTTAATTATGATGGTCCTGGATCCATCAGCACTTTAAAAAAATCAAACCTTGCATCAACAGCATCATTTGTCCAGTTTTTCACATATAACCCAACTGCCCTATGACTTAAATTCACCACTGATCCGAGTGCTGTCCATACCAGGCCATCTGTCGAATAATGGAAAAATGTTGTATTACCATTTCCTATACCAACCGTTCTTATTCTAAGCCAAACAGGAAGAGCAATCGCTCCTGGAGTTTGTGCCAATGTCCCAACTCCTAATTGAATACTAGCAACAATACCTGTATCCTGCCTACCAAGATTATATCCAGAATTTCCTCCAAGCAAAGGATTGTCGGAAACAAACATCCCAGCCTGAGTGCTAGCATTTGTTGTCTGATATGTCAATTGAGTAATCACTTCCTGTGGGCAGGTCAAGCATCCAATATAGGCTCTAGGACATTGTTCTATTCCTGCTCCCCACCAGTTTCCAGGGATGCCCGCACCTATTGAAAGCTGACAATATCCACCGACTTCTGTTATCGTTCCTACTGGCGTCAAGTCTTTCCATGCCCAGTATCTTGCTGCGTCATTAAAATTATCTAAGAATTGTGGAATATAGCCAGTTTCAATATCTCCACTCGCTGTACCAATATAAGTTTTTAGCGTATCTGTGCACAGCATAAACCTGCCTGCTTGCAATCCTCCAAGAATAACACGCTGAGCCTCTGTTCCTCTTAAGACTCTAATCACGGCAATACTCCTTCATCAATACTAATAACTCCACTGAAAGCATCTTCAATTAACATGAGTTTTTTAAGTGCATGAATTATGTCTGTTACAGTCTCTCCTAAAACACCTTCATCAAAATCAAAATTCCCAAAATCAGCCACAGCATTTTTCCATTCTGCTCCATCATATACAAGAACATCATCGGCAGCAAGTCCGACCAAATGAACATCATTTAATTCTGAAAGTTCATCTTGCAATGCGAGCAATTCGTCTGTTTCTCTTTTGGTATAACCAGCATTTTCATAAAGTTCAATTGGTCGTAAAGCAAGCAGACGTTTGTGGATTCTAAGAATGGCAAGTTCAAATTCTCTTTTTGTGATAAAATCTTCTCCTGACATTTTGTCCTCTAATATGATTGAGTGTCTCTCCAGCACTCCATACTGACAGTGCTTGCTGATAGGTTTTGTGTCATCTTGATAATTCTGTGCAAGACTCCATTGAAAACACCAGCATCATTATCTGCCTTAAGCCTCCAAAGTTTTACTTTTTGTCCTGGATACATTGTAAATCCAATTATTGGTAATGTAATAAAAACCTTTTTTGATGGCTGCTCTACCATACCCAAAATGAGATCTCCTAAAATTATAGCATCTGCTTCAAGTGTCAGCCATGTTTCTAATTCAAGAACCTCAATAGCATTATATAATATCCCCGATGTAGCTGAAGTTCTTTTCACCTGCTTCCATTCACCACTGACAGGATCTTTACCATATTTTATGATTACAGATTTGACAACATTCTCAGATTGTCTCTGCTGTGTAAATGTGATATAATCCTCATCATATAAATGTGGCGTACCAGCTGGCTCACCAGCGGCAAATACTACCGGCCCAAATGTTCCTCCTGGTAAAGGAACAAAATAAAAAGCACTAGTGGTGGTCAGCATATTTATAAAACTTTCTCCTGTAATGTCTCCATCAAGAAATATACCAAGTACTGCTGTTCTCTTAGCTTCAAGATCATCCATCAAAGCATCATCAATTAAATCAGGATCAACTTCCATAAGTGTCACTAAAGCATGTTCCAAAATATCTCTAGCTGTGCTATCAGCTGTCGTAAAATCAGCTTCAATCTCTCTTACATTATCATAGTCTGTAAACTCAAATATCTCCCAATGATAATTGGCATCATCAAGTTCTTCTATATCAATGGTGGCCCAGCCACCAACTCTAGTCCCGACTTTATCTGAGTGTATTTCTATTCTCATAGTCCCAGTGGGCACACCTACTTTTTTCAATTGTAATTTTACTTTTAAAATTTTCTGATCATCACCGACGAATTCAAAACTTTGACCAAGCTTAAATCTTATTATATTATCTTTTAACCCTATGCTATCCACGCCAGTTGCAAAAGAAACAAGCAACTGTTCATTTGCAGTTTCTGCTTCAGCATCTTTTGATATCAATTCAAAATTCAAATCCTTAGCCACACCATTCCAAATATCACCAAGCCTTATTTCAAACAATTGGCCATCCGCATAACCGGCTCCATTGTCACATTTCAAACTAATATAATTGGCAGCATCTATTCCCCAAACATCCTCTGTGCTTATAACTAAATAATAAGTCGTACCACCAGTCAACCAAGGTGGGCCATTAAGAGTAAACTCACCATCAGCAAGATCTGTTTCATATTCCTCATCTTCAACTAAAGGTATTCCTCCTGCTCTGACTTCATCTATTGAATCTAATTCTCTTAAACAAAGTTTGTAAATGAGATTCTTTTTGTCAATAAGAACTGGTTGAATATCAGCCTTTGATCCATAACCAGTTGGAATAGCTTTATTCTCCCAAGCAATATCCATATCAGGAAAAGCAGCCAATGTGAAAATAGTTGTAAGTGGATTCTTAAATATGGCATAACGATTATCCATTATTTCAATTCCAACCTCATCATCATCCCAACTAATATCTCCAGTAATACCTGTGAACAAAGTCCCAAAGCTAAGAATCCCATGGCGTTTTCCACCTAACTGCAAATAAAAATCCTTCTTTTCAAATATGTAATTATTTAAGGCCGTATCCCACCAATCGTCATTTATAAAAGCGACCTTCCCAAAATTCAATGTTGTCCCACCAGCGAAAAGCTCATTAACACCTATCGTAATAGCTGGCAAACTTTGCGCTTTTAAATAAGGTAAAAAATAATCACCATTATAAATTATTGGGTCATCTACCGGTTGCTGGTTTGTAATCTTCACCCAAAAAAAAGATTGGACAACATAATTAACAGGATCATCTGATCCTGAAGTGTGCAAATATAATATCTCTGCTGACTCATCATAAAAGAATCCAGTAGCATTATTATTGAGATCTACAAGATTCGTGAATTTTGTATAATCATATGCACCATCTTCTGTAACTTCTACCACATCTCCATCTGAATATGCGACCCACCAGCAATTCGTTTGAACCATATGCTGAGCCCAAGCCAAGCCATCTATCCTGTGGGCAGGTTTCAGAAATGCAAGAAAAATTTTTTCAGTATCCGGTATAGCTAGAACCTTTTCAAAACTCACGAGACTTCCTCAACTGTTATTTGCAAATCATATTTCGGTGTTCCTCCTGGTTTTCTTTTGAATCCAATCTGATTGGCAAAAGTGACATAATAAGTTTGATCATACCATCTCCCAGCATTTTGAACTATCCAAAACGGAGTGGTCGTTCCGACAGTTTCCCACATCGTCACGAACTTAGCAAAATCTGCTGCACCTACATCTTCAAATTCATATACAATTGTTTTATATCTAGGTGCAACATTAGAGACTAATTGCTGCTCGAGAGTCTGAAAAGTTTGAGAATTATCCTCTTCACCAAGCACATATGTTCTATTAAAATTTACTACCGGCCTAAAATAATCACCTATAAAAATCCTACCTATCCTGGCATAATCAAAATAAGATGGTGATTCATTGAAATCCCCTTCTGTAACTATGTTTCTAAAATCACCATCTATGGCCAACTGCCACCATTGATAATTTTTTGCCGTATCCCACAACTGCACTATTGGATAAATCGCATCATAAAGATTAACACCTGAAACAAAATCAGGAGGCAACCAAACATCTGCTGGATTTGCTTCTATATCTATTCTTGCACCAACATAGAAATTATGATACCATACAAGAAAAGCCTTTATATTTTGTGGTGATCCTAAATCTGCCTTGACCCATTGATCAACTAAAGGATCAGGTTTGGGATCAGTTAAAGGATCACCCCAACTGCGCCAGTGATACGTTCCCCATCTATGCTGTATTCTTGAGCCTGGGAATTTTCTATGATTAGAAGAGGTTGTTACTGTGGCAGAATCAAATAAATTATTATACAAAAATGTTATATTTGTAAATGCTTTCTCTTCAGGATATACAATTCCTGGTCCTCTAAGAATAAAGCGAGCAGGCATTCCTATAGGTGATGTGGCTTCAAGGTGGAACCTAACCATCTGTGCATCTTTATGCTCTTCAGCATCAGTGATATGAAATTTCACCATTTGAGCTGCGATCTCAGTAGCCAATCAATCCTCCTATGTAGTCAATGTTAATCTACCACATCTTGGCTGCGTTGTAGGTGCTCCTGAAGCATCTATTCTAATCCAAAAAGGCACAGTCCCATTTGCTGCTATAGCCCCAAGATTCACACTTGCTCCCCAAGCACCTGGGACTCCAGCTACATCTGGTGCAACATCCATTAAAGAGTCAGCATCAGTCCTCCCATCAACTTCTATTGTCAAAGTTGTTGCCCCAACGGCCTCTAAAGCCTTAACATAATATAATACTCCTTCTCCTGTCACTCCTGAAAATTCAGCACCGAGATTCATTGGATTAGCAACAACATTACCACTACTGTTAAGATACAAAAATCTGATTCTTGGAACATACACAAGAGAAGACCATGCTGTTAAAGCGCTAGGATATGTTGCAAAAGCAGACCATGCATCACCAGCAATATCGTATATGTAAATTGTTTGATTAATCGTATTGAGCCAATAAAGATAGCCAGCATCATTATAATCCCAAGTCAATCCCTGTCCTCTAGAAATAGCGTTGAATGGGCGAGGAGCCATAGTTGCCCAAGCATCTGTATTAACATTATATTTATACAACTGCAGTGCTGTGCCGTTTGTGAAAACAAATTCATTTGCCCAAGCTATATCTCCAAAATTATTGGCTCCTGGTGCATTTGTTCTAGCTGTCCAAGTTCCTGCAACAGGATCCCATTCTTTAAAACCAACAGCATTTCCTTGAGCCCAAAAGGTATTCCCTGGCTTGTTTGCTGCAGAAAGAGGAATTGTTATTGCCACACCATCATTACCTGGTGATGCTTCTACTGCCCAAACTCCTGCTCCATGTTTGAACTTTTGAAAATAACCTGCCACATTGTCTGTACATGCATAAATAAGGCCATTATAATTGTGATTATAATAATTATGAGTAGCACCTATATTTGGCAAAGTAGAAAGAAAAGATGACACAGAATGATCGTATAAATTTAATCGCTTAAAATAATCAACATCATGGGACCACCAAAGATGATATGCTCCATCCCAGCATACTCCGGATGTTGTGCCAATGGCATCATTAGTAGAAAAAACATCTTCCCATGCTGCTGTATCAAAATTATATGCAACTATTTTCTTATTAGCTGAATTTTCAATAATGATAAATAATCTTGCTCCTAGTGCGGCCATTTTATTTCGCCTCCCTAACTGCTATACTGAGATCATATTGCTCATCCATCAAGATGTGTGGGATATTCCAAGAATTAATATTCCAAACATAATGGGTTGTAGCACTTCTATCATCAGGATCCTCACATATATAATACGGCTTAAACCTTCCAATCATATTCCAGATCATTTGAAAAGTTAGCATATCTGCCGCACTTATTCTTGTGAAATCATATTCCCAAGCTTTACTTTTTGTTCTAGGAACTGCTGAGACTTGCCTGGTATCACTGAAGTTTTTCAAAGATGGATCAGAATAAGTAATTGGGTGAACGGTGTCAAAACTTCTTGATAATGCAGTACTCATTCCAAGGAATATTCTACCGGCTTGAAGATATCCTGCTGGATTCCCAGCATCAGCCATACTGACTCTCCAATAATCATAATACTGTATCTGATTCCAAAAGCAAACTATTATATCATCAGTGATTGGCAATAGAACATTTACTGGTGGTGCTCCCCAAGCATCCGCATTATGAGCTTGGATTCTCAATGTGGCAGCATTTGTAAGATTATGATTATCAATAATAAAAGCATTTACACCTAATTGCGGAGCAGCATATAATCTTCTCTTTAACCATTCTGCTGCAACTCCAGCTGAATGATATGTTCTTCCTCTCCAATAATGCTGAGTATGATCAGCTTCATAATCTTCAGTTTCAGAATTGAATGTGACAGGACCATAAGGTCTGTCCCAATAATTATCATATAAAAATCTAATGGTCTTCATCTCTTTCCTAATCTTATAAACAAGGCTTGCAGAGGCTCTGTATGGGCCAAACGATTCCTACCTAATATACTTACCCTTACCAAGACTATCATCACCCTGTCACACCTTTAGGATGGATTTTCAATACACCAGCTTTTGACAATCTAGGTGCGGCTCCAATAATCCATTTATCAAGATGCTCACCAACTGGTACAAGAGTTGGGACTAATTCAACATTCCCGCCTTCTTTAACTGCCACAATCAATTGCTGTAATAATGACTCCACACCACCCATACCGGCTCCACCTTTCCTGATCTCAGATGCTTTGGTTATTTTAACACGCTCGCCTCTGTGGGCAATAAAAGGTTTAACCGGCTCTCTTATTATATCATCATATCCACCTTGTGCTTTCTTAGGTGTTCCTTTGCCAACATCTGGCCCACCAGGAGTGCCGGCAAAATCATAACTACCACGAATTGAAAAATCACCACTCTGAATCTGTGCTTCTAAATCTCCTATTCCTCTTGTCGCATCACCAAGCCCACTTGAGATCTTGTCAAAAGTATTACCAAAATCATATCCCAATGATCCAACTTGTGATTTAGCATTAAGCATAGCTGTTTCCATATTGCCAAAATTTCCTACCAGCTTATATATTTCACTATCCATGGATTTGAATGTATCCAAAGACACACTTCTGACATCTTCCATAGCTGAATAAACTCCTGATCCTTTTGCAGCATGCTCTAAATCATTCATCTTTTTAATAGACTCTTTCATAGCCTCTGGAATATCTTTTCCAAGTGCCTGAATTATCAATCCAAATCCAGCCATCATTGCATCTTGTGTGTTCAATTGCTGCTCATCTAAAAGGTTTTGCTCCTCTGCTTGTTTAATTAATTTCTGTGTGGCATCATCTAATGCCAAACCATGTTCTTGTGACAAAAATCTTAGCCTTTCAAGAGTTGGTGCCATTTGTGCCAATGCCTGATTTCCACTCAAACCTGCGGCTTGCAATTTATTATAATAATCACCAGCTGCCATAGCAGAAGCCATAAGTGTTTCCTGCGTCATAC